TACGTTACCTTCAACGTTTGCAACTAGTGTACCTGTTGCAATAGATAAATTTCCTGTGTCTGACGCAGTTGCAGTTGTAGTTCCCATAACAAACTTATCTGCTGACTCGTCCCATGCAATTATGGCATTGTCTCCAGTAGAACCTCTTTCCATAATGATACCTGTATCATTGGCATTTGAAGTTGCACCCGAGTTTAATTCTAATAAATTATCGTCTAATGTTGTATTAGTAGAGTTTACGGTAGTTGTAGTACCATTAACTGTTAAGTTACCTGTAATTGTTACAGCACCACCAAATGTAGCAGCACCTGCTTCTGACATATCTAATGTTAGTGCTGTGATAAATGATCCACCATCATTACCTCTAATTATAAAATCTTTATCCTGAACCATAGAGGAAAGTTGAAAATTACTTGAACTATTTGCGAATTTACCAATACTAGTTCCATCATCAAAAATTTCTACCTCTCCACCGCCAGCGTCTAATTTTATATCACCAACAGCGTCAATAGTAAAATCGCCTGTTGCGTCTACCTCTGCTATTGTTGGTGTTGTTAACGTCTTATTAGTTAACGTTTCTGAACCTGTTAATGTAACAAAACTATCGCCTTGTAAGGCAGTATTAAATTCTGCTAGTGAACCAGTAAAACTATTACCAGTACCACCTAAATCTATTGTTTTGTTTGTTAATGTATCTGTAGATGAAGCAGTAATAAAACCAGAACTTAAAGTAGATCCGTTACCAAATGCTGTGTAGATTTCATTAAAGTTGTCGTTAATTAAATCACCACCTGCACGTAACGAACTACCTGTTCCGTCATTTGCTGTTGATCCTATGTTTATTGTCTGTTTTGCCATAACTCTCTCTTACTATTTATACGTTAAACCTTATCAAATTTAGTTGATGTACTATCAAACATTGTAGTTGTTTCATCAAACGTATCACCATCTACTTCCCCTATAGCTGCAGGTATTGTAAACTTTGTTTTAATCTTTTGTCCTGCACTACTAGATGTCATTAAGAATATCGCATTTGTACCATCTAACGCTGTTCTAGTACCTTGAATTTTTATTGCACTTAACTCAGCAATAGTTATACCACTACTACTAAATGTTGAATTTGCATTTACGCCATATGCTGTGTTTATAAATCTATTAAGAGTGCCAAATCTAGGTCCTGCATATGCAAACCCTTGTCTGATATTTGTTGTACCTATAGTACGTCTAACCCTACTAACATACCTAATATCAATAGGTTGTGTTTTTAAAGTTACATCTCTTGTTGTTTTACTAAATTGTGTAATTGTATCTGTATCAAAATCAGCTGCAACAGCCTCTTTTGCATTTGCTCTTAAACTTGTACCATCTGTTTGTGTACCCAATCTACGACCAATAAGTTTTGAATATAATCTTGTAAGCACAGATTTTAATATTGCTTCTGTACCAGAGTTTAGTCCTGTTATTGTTTTGATTTGAGCATTTAAAGATGTTTCAATGTTAATCTCACCTTGAAAATAGAAACCAGAACTATGAAGTGTTTTAATATAACTATCTCTCCATTCGTTGATTGATCTACCAACTTTTATTACATAAGAGTAATCTTGGTATAATAAACTATCTTGTACTTTCATTGAGTTTTCTGAAACCCAACCATCTTCATTTATAAATGCACCATCAGTTGTTACGATAGGTGCTACTGTTACGGTACCAGTTGCCTGTTGTAGTTTACTTGCAACTAATGAAGCACCACCTGAAAAGTTTATTGTTTCACCTTCAGTAAAAGTACCACTATGATTTTTTAATTTTATAATTTGTGTTGTTGTATCAATAGAAACAACTTTAGCAGTAACACTACTTGAAGCTCCTGTAGCAGTTTCATCTGCTGATGGCGAACCTGAAAGAGATGTATATAAAATATACGTTGGTAATTTTATTGTTGGTGCAGGACTATTTGCATAGTTATAACCTGCCTCTACAACTTTAATTTTTAATGCACGACCTATTTCTGAACCATATGCGAATATTGTGGCACTTGCACCAGATGAAGATGTAACTGTTAGTGTAGGTAATGTATTGTAACTATTACCAAAGTCTATCATTCTAATGTCGGTAATGTCACCATTACCTGTACCACTTTCTTGTACAACTTTATCTCCATGATAAGGGTCATCAACACCTGTTTCATCTTCTAAAATTAATTGACCTGTACCTGTACCACTTTCTAATGTTACACCACCATTAACAACAGAAACTTTTGCAGACGCAGTACCAGAACTAAAATTAATTACATCACCTACAGCGTAATTTGTACCACCATTATCTACGACAATTTCTTGTATAGGTCCAGGACCTATAGTATCTACTTTTAAAAGTGCTCCTGTACCACCACCAGTTACAACAACATCATCATCAACATTATATAATGCACCATCATTTGTAAGTGTTTTATTATCAATGATACTTGAAACTGTTAATGAAACTAATACATCTGAATCTGTATTGTCTGTACCTGTAATTGTTTGATTATCAACAAACGTACCATTTACAGAGTCGTCACCTAAAACTAATTCTGTAACCGTAATGCCACCAACTAAAAATTTAAATACGTCTTCAACTATGGCAGTTGCTTCGTTTACATTTGTATCTGTTGGGTCGTTTGCTTGTGTAACTTTTTGTCCTATAAGATTAGAAGCGTCTGAAGTTCCTAATTCTAAACAACGTAATATTTTTCTAGTATCCCATTTACCATCAGATATTCTTAACATCTCATCTTTAGGATATTTTATTTCAGCAGGTTCATTAAATAGTAATTTAAAAAATATCTCACTTGCACGTTTTGTACCTTTTGATTGATATAGCGATTTAATATTTTTTATTAATTTTCTTTTATTAATCTGATCATGTAATCTATCAGGTATAGAAGTTAAAAATGAGTTTCTAAATTTTAATAAAAATGAAGATAAAGTTTTATCTACGTCAGCGTAATCTAAAAGTTGTTGAATGTTTTGAACTGGATTTGCTCTGTATTGACTTATACTTGCCTGAGCAGCTGAAGATGAACCTGTAATTAATTCACCCTCAATAAATTTATTATTATGTGTTACAAATAAACGAGCACCATCATCAACGTCTTCAATTAAAACTGTAGCAGTAGCACCAGATGTAGCACCTGTAATTGTTTCACCATTTATGAAGTCACCATAACTTGTATCTTCTAAAAGAATATTATCGCTATCGTCATCATCACTTACGTTTGTACCATCTAATTGAATTAAACCACCTGCTGATCCTTCTAATTTTATAACGTCAGGATCGCCAATGTTTGTTAACTTGATTTCAGCTGATTCCATCAACTGATAATATGCTTTTATAAAGTCTAAAAATAATGGGTGATCTTCAAGTACAAAATCAGGTACTTGTGAATTTATAAGGTTTGATATTTTATCTTTAAAGTCGGCCATTTCATCTAATAACTACTAGTCGTGGTATATCCTATACCAGCGTTTGCTGAGCCTCCTGCTAATGTATCAGCCTCAACTGTAACTGAACTGTTTGCAACATCAATATCTAATACTTGATTTCTGATAGGAACAATATCGTTTGAATTAGGTTTAACCGTTACTTCAATAACTGTACTAGCTGCACCTCTAATATTTTCTATATTAGAAACATTTAAAGAGTTTACTTCAACTAGACCTGAAGAATAGTTTATAGTACCTTGTGTACTATTAGCATATGATCTTACAGCACCATCTAATCTATATCTTCTTACATTACCTTGTCCATCATCATCTAAAAACCATACGTTTGTTGTATCGCCATCAACTTTGAATCCTGAAGATTCTAAAATACCACCTGAAGCAGTATTGTGACCAGAGTGTGGATTGTATAATGCGTTAGCAAAGTTAATTGAATATTTTGTAGAACTACCGATTGTAGGTAAAAAAGATTTTCTTAATTTAATTGTTGTTATGTTTGATAAGATACTATCATCTGTATCATCAATCAGACCAATAAGTTTTGAAAATCTGAATATAGTATCAAACGATTGTAAAGTATTTGAATTGTAATTTGTTAAAGTTGTAATTACATTTGATTTAATTGTATCAGCAGTTTTTGGTGTAGTCTTTTCATCAAACTTAACCGTAGAAGTTAAAATTAAATCTGTTGTTTCAGGATCAATAATAACTGGTGTTACTGAAGCAACTGAATATTTTTTTAATTCTTTTACAATAGAATCTTTTGTAGAGTCTGTTAAGTTAGAACCACTTGTTGGTAATATAGAAAGATAAACTCTACCATAGAATGGCGTTTCAGCGTCTTCACCACCCCAAGCACTAACTGATTGTGTGTTAGCATAAAGTTGTTTTACTTTTGTTTTATAATCTTCTACCGTAACTGCTCTATCTTGTGACGCATAAAAATTAGGTGCATTGAATTTTATACTTTCTAATGCTTCAGGATCAGCACCACCTTGTGCTGATGAGTTAACTGTAACCGTTACATTATTGAAACCTGATATTGAACCAGATAATGTAAATGATGTTGCACCGTTAGCTTCTGTTTTGTTTGTAACAACATAACTTATAGCAATAATGTTACCATCATCTAAATTTTGTCCTATGACACCATCACCAAAGTATATTTCAAATTGACCGTCTTCAGCTTCTTGTAAGAAATAAACTTTAGAGTCACCATCTAATTGTGTAATAGAAGTTGCTTTTGTATATGTACTTGATGTAGTATCAGAAGCACTATTTTGTACTACAACTTTTATTGTAGTTGTATCTGCTCTGTCACTAGGTATTAAAAATCTTTGGTCTATGTCATCACTATCATTTGTATAAGTGTATGTTACATATGTGCCTTCGTAAACATCTAAACTTTGTGCTGTGTAAATACCATCAACTGGTTGTACAACTTTATCTGCTACAGAAACAAACGTATAAGTTAAACCATCTATTGATGAAGTAAATTTTGTACCTGCAGGAACTGTAATTGATGATCCTGTACCATCATTGATTACTAATTTTAAATCAGCGATTGGTGCTCTAGCAGAGTTAGGTACATAACCTACTAATTTAGATAATGACGCAACACTTGATCTTAATTGTGCTGTGTCCATATACATTTCGTTTGCTACAAAGTTTGCATTGTAAGCCAAGTAATGTGTATTGTATGCTAATGTGTCTAATAAAATTGAAAGAGAACTTCCTTCAAAGTCGTAATCTTTAAATTCGTTTTGATTTGCTAAAAATCTTTTAAGTGAACCTTTTATATTTTCAAAATCTAATTCTGAAATATCTAATCTATGTTGCTTTGCCATTTTATCTTACTCTTTGTAAAAATGTTGATACTGATACTGGTTGTTCAACACCATTTATTTTAAATGAAACCATAATACTAATGCCGTTACTACCATCTTCACTTTGAACAACAACATCTTCTACTGAAACTCTTGGCTCATACTTTTCAATCGCCATAGATACTCTATCTTTTATTACTACTAATAAAGGTTCAGTAATATTCTCAAATAAGAAACCTCTTAAATTACAACCGAAGTCAGAATTAAAAGGTCTTTCGTATTTGTTTGTTAAGATAATATTCTTAACACTTCTTTTAATTGCTTGTACATCAAATAATTTTGCAACATCCTTTGTAGCAGGATTTTTAGTAAAACTCAAATTTAAATCACTATAGATTCTATTTGATCTTTTACTTTTGTTAGTTGTAGTTGCGTCATAGTTTGAGTATGCCATATCTATATTTATATGACTTTACAGACCATTTACTAATACGTTTAAAGAACCTGAAATCATTGCACCTGCGTCAGCACTATGTCCTACACGTCCCCAAGGTATACCACCTATCTTAACGTTATTTGATCCTTTATTTAATGCAGCTATATGAGCAGGACAGATAGGAGTAGGTGGAGCTGGGTGTGCAACAGTAGGAGTGCCTTGTACAGCACCTACAATACCGTTTGCTTTTACTGTTCTTACTAAAGATATTGCTAAAGTTGTAATTCCAGTACAAGCATGACCTGTAGTCAACGGATCGCCTTCTCTAACTGCCATATCTTTGTTTTGCCTCTGCTTGCCTTTGTTCTCTTTCGGCTTTTAGTAACATTCTTTTCTTTTCTATCTCAATTGATTGACGTACTTTTCGTCCAACTGGTATTTTTACCGAATCTACGATTTTTTTGCCTTTTTTACTAATATATTCAACACCAATAAACTCATCCTTGAAATCCCCTTGTACAGACATGGTGGCTTTCTTCAAACTCATGGCTTCCTTCTCTTTTTCGTCACCTGATTCGTTCCAGAACTTAAAAATTCTCATTTTTTTCATAATTTCCTCAATTTTTGTGTTTTTCTACTATTTATAAGGGTTTTTAGAGAACAAAACAAGAACATATGCCATTTTTTTCCATTTTTTGCTTGATTTTTATGTAAAAATACGGTATTATAATAGTATGTATAACAAAAAAACAAAGGACAACACAATGATAGACAAAATGACAACATTTTTTGCCGTTATATTTGTAATGAGTATGATCGGTGCTACTGGTGCTATTGAAACTGATCAATATTTACTCGGTGCTACAATGACACTTATTGGTGTTATTACAGGATTAACAACAATCAGTTTATCTAACAAATAATGAATAATAAAAAGTTAAAAACTGCAATTAAGAAACTTGAAAAAAGAGTTGCTTACGGAAATAAGTTACTTAAAACAAAATCTCTATTTCAAGTAATACAAATAATGAAAACTAAAAAGGATATATAACACTATGGCTAATCAAAACATTATGGTAAACAATTTATCAATCGTAAGAAACATTGCATATAAAAAAATTAAAGATATGTCTAAAGATGTGAAGGAAATCGTTCAAGTTGAAGATGATCTTTTAAAAAGAATTGACATTAATATGAAAAATGCTATTAATAAAATTATCAACGACTATAAATGTGAAAGATTAACAGGCGTAGTTAAAATTAAATAAGGAGACACTATGAAAGATACACAATTAAAAAAAGATATTATGAACATTGCAAAGGCAGAGTCTGCTGATGGTATTACAATTTGTTGTGGTACCTTGTTTACGAAGTTTAATGTATCTGTACATCAACAAATGGCAGATAGTTTAAAACTTGCTTTACAGACTTTCTTTGACAACAGAAAGAAAAATGATTGCGTTGTTAAGATGTCAGGTCCTATGGGTGCTGATGAAGAATATGCTTACGACTTTGTACCTGTTGTAGATTTTAGATTAGAAGGGATGGGAATATAATATGTTTAGACTTTGGATTTTTATTATAGTAATTCACTCAATATTAATGATCGGCGTAGTATTTGCTGGTGAGAAATATTGTTTTGATTGTATGCACAAATATAAAATAGGTGATAAGAAAAATGAAACCTATGATTTTGAGATTGATTTACAGGAGAATAATTTATCTGTAAAAGTTAAAGAACAAATTAGTGATAAGAAAACTGGTCTTGTATCTTATATCTTATTTGAAAACAATAAAATTTTAATTGATGAAAACAGAAAATCAAAATATACAGGACCTTATCCTTCACACTCGGTTGGTAAATCTTTAGTATCTTTGGTTACAGGTTATGCTGTATGTGGTGGTTATATAAATCATACGGTTTTTGATTCAATAGATTACCCAACGGTTGCAGGTACTTTATATGAAAATCAAAAATTAATTAACTTACTTAATATGCAGGCAGGTGATGGTGAAATAGTAGGTGATAGAATACACAATAAAGATAATAGAATAAAAGGTAATGGTAAAAATATTAATACTATACCTATTAAATCTGCTATGAAAGCATACTTTAAAAATAAAGATGGTTTAGAACCTGGTGTTTATTTTAACTATAGTGCCATGGCAACCAATGTTATTATGAACTATGTTATTTACAAAACTGGTGATGATTGGAATAAGTTATTACATAAGATATTTGTAGAAGACGCTAAAGTTGCTAAAAAAGTTTATTTTGGTAAGTCATTAGAAAAACACAATACAGGTAATAGATCAAAAGGTGAGTACGGTAGATATTCTTTCTATGCTGACAGATACGATTATGTAAGAATTGCTAACTTAATGTTAAATCACTGGAAGAATGATACTTGCGTTGGTAAGTATTTAAAAACAATGTATGAAAATAGAATTGATAGAGATTATAAAACAAATAAGTTTAATGGTAACCATAGAGTTGCATTAAGATATGGTGGTCAGTTTTTATGGGATGCTGTTGGTGTTGAAGATAGACCTATCTTAATGATGGATGGTGCTTGGGGTCAACAAGTAGTAATTGATTTTGAAAATAACAAAATTATAACTGCCCATTCAACCGACAGAAATTACGACTACTATGCTCTGATCTATCTACAATTAACTTCAGACACTTTAGATAATGGTAGACCAGTTTGTAGAAAATATAAAGATGACGGAAACTTTGTTTTAGAACCTTGTTAAAATACGTCTTCTCTTTCTCTTTACAACCTTGGGTACTTCTTTCTTTTCAGGCAATATTGCACCTGTTGTAATATAGTGTTGAGTTAAAGGACTATTAGGTTGATAATTTCCGTATTCGCTACGAGTATATCTTTTTTTAGACACGGTGTTTTACATTTATTTATAATCGTAAAACTCTATGAGCGAACCATTTTAGAAATCTTTTTATATGTTCGTTAATATATCTATTAAAAAAGAACCGAATAAATCTTACAATAATTAATATAGGACTAGATAAGACATCAAACGCAATAAGTCCAACATCAACAAACATATCAATCCAATGATCTACGGAAGACCACTCTTTAAATTTTTGCCATTTGTTTTTAGTCCATTTAATCATTAATAAGTTATGGGCCCTACACAAAATGCTAATAAGCACATCATAACAATTAGTAATCCTGTAAAGTAGTAATTCATAATTACCTACCTTGTTTTTAATAAGTGTTTTAATTTTTCATACCAATAGATACCACCATCTCGTAGTTTATCATTGGCGTCCCTTAATTTCTCTAAACGTTTTGTTAAGTCTTTTAATTGTTTCTTATCTAACGTTTTTTTCTTATCTACTATCTTCTCTAATTTACTTATTACATTGTCAATACTTATACACGTCAAAGGCGGAATTTTAGGTGCCTTTTTCTTTAATGAAGATATAGATATTTTCTTTGGCTTTTTAGCCATAGTCTATCTCCTAGTTGTCTGCAATGTTCGGTAAGTAATATAAGATTATAATGTAATATTTATATTGTTAAGAATAATATCTGCTATTTTATTATGGCCTGATTGATTAGGATGATTGTCTTGTCTAAAATCATTTTTTTTTTCATTTAAATTAGATATAAAGTCTTTTTCTCTATCTAGTTTTTTATACAACGAAGAATTTAATATTGGCCAATTTATAAAATTATTTTTATCAATTAAATTGTACATAGGAAACTGTGACAATTCTTCAGCCAATTGTTGTCTAAAAATAGTTTTAACTTCTTTAGCACTTTGTAATGATCTTTGTGGTGTACCTAATGTAAGACCTAAATTAAATTCTGTACCTAAATTTGGCAATTTTTCTAAAGGCAGAGATTGTACCATTGTATAAGGAATATTATTATGTTTTAAAAACGTCTGTAGCATGTACATATATCTAATACTTTGTTTTACCCTATAAAACATATCACCTCTTAAAGGGTCTGTATATAATATACTATCCCAAATATATTTTGGATTATATCTATATTCTTTATATTTGTTTTCAAATAAATTTTTTACGTAGTAATCATTTTCACTTTGTCTAAATTCAAAATCTGTACGTTTAGCCTCACTCCAAGCAGGAATAACTAAACCAATGTTACTTTTTTTCTTTTCACCCATTGCTGATATGTTATCAATTAAAGAAGAACATATATATTCATTACCTGAAGAATATTTACCAAAATTTATTAGTTGCATATCTAACTTATCAGCTAATATATTAAACCATCTATTATAACCTTTTACAATATCATGTGAAACCCTAGGATCTTCAGAATCCGTATATGGGTCAGCCCAACTACAACCACTTACTATTAAGTATTTCTTATTCACGTTTTTATTTAGATAAAAATTTTGAGGGAAATATTTGTTACTCATGTTTTTATTTATCTTATAAATATCAGTATGAAAACGGTTATATTACTAATTGATTTTGATGGTCATAAAATACTTGCTGATGAGTATGTAAACAAATTACGATACAGCACACTTCAACATATCATAGACGACACGAGCATAGATAGAAATGCTAATATCATATTATCTATTGGTAATAGTGTAAGAGATAAAAAATTACAAGAACTAAAAAGTATGGCCATAGAGGATAAGTGGCAATGGCTAGAAATACCAGATGATAGTTTAAGTGTAGAAAGCATAGAAAAGTTAGTACTTGAAAAACTTAACTTTAGTATGAATAATACCGATACTCAAATAGTCATAGGAGGTTGCAATACTGCAGGATGTGTGATAAAATCTAAATTGTGTAGTGCAAAATATTTTTCATGGAAACAATATAAGACAACTATACTATTACCTATGTGTGCTGAATATGCCCACCATGGTATAAATGATATTGAAAAAAATATGAGAGCGTTTGGTAAAGTGTTTACTTTTATAAAAGATAATAAGTTAAAAAATATTCATATAGCAGAGGACGTTATGAGAGTTAACTTTATCAAATATGATAAACAGATAATATAGAGATAAATAATTTTATGGAAACTGATTTAAATAAAAAAGTGGTGAAAGATATTGATGACATGCACGACAAACAAGTTGAGGACATGCTCACAAAAGGTGGCCCTGGTGACCGTTCTTCTCCTGGTAATGTAAATACTGAAGAATGGTGGAAGTGGAATAATTTATCAGACTATACTAAACTTAAAGCAGGTAAAACCGTACGTGGTCAACCACCATCAGACAAATCAATTCTACAACAAGCAAAAGATAAAGATATATGGTTTTGTACAATACCATTTACACAAGTCTATAATGAGATAAGTGGTAAATATAGAGCATGTTGTTTTGGTAAAGACGCTGAACATGAAACTATTAAGAACACATCATTAAAAGAATGGATGGTTGATAGTGAATACATGAATAGTATTCGTAAAGAAATGCTTGATCCTAAATCAGATCATAAAGCAGTAAATGATATATGCCGAAGATGTAGAAGTGATGAGGAAATATATGGTAGAAGTAGAAGAACAAACTGCTTAAAAATTCATACTAACGATAAAGAGTTTTGGGATAATATTCAAAAGAATGTTGAACTATATAACGCAAGTGGTCAGTATGCCTTTGATGAAAGAATTTTAGAAATACAATTAAAAGTATTTGGGTCAGAATGTAACCTTGATTGTTTTATGTGTGTACATGCTAATTCTACAACTAGACAACGTGTTGCTGAAAAAGGTGTTTGGAATGACGCTGTGTTTGGTGAACGTGGTAAAGTTAGAGAAGATTATATGAAACTTGTTATGGCAGATAAAACTGAAGGTGTTACTGAACAAGTTATGGAATTATTACCATATGTTAGAAGTATTAAAGTAATTGGTGGTGAACCATTGATTATGAAAAAACATTATGAGTTATTAGAAAAGGTTATTGAAAGTGGCCATGCAAAACATATCTATTTAAAATATCAAACTAACTTAACTAAAACTAAAAAAGGTAGACACAATATATTTAATTACATTCCTCATTTTAAAAATGTATCTATGGTTGCTTCAGTAGATGGTATTGGTAAGACTATTGAATACATGAGAAGAAGAACTGAATGGGAAGAAGTTGTAGAAAATATAGAGATGTGTCGTCAACACCCTAACGTTGTTGTTGACTTCAATGGTTTAGTTTCTAATCTTTCAGTTATGAGATTTTATGAAGTTATTGATTGGTGTAAAGACAATCCTGTTATTGATCAATTGAATTGGGCAATGATTGACAAACCTAAACATTTAAGACCTAATAACTTACCAGAAGAAATTAAGAAGTCATTAATACCAAAATATAAAGACTGGCCTGATATAATAGCTGCATTAGAAAGACCTGCTGATCCAGATGTAGATTTACAAAACGTATTTGATTATATGTTAAAGGCAGATAAATTCTATGAAGGCACAAAATGGGAATCACATTTGTTTGAAGTGTTTCCTGAATTAGAACCATATTACGATCCTACTAAACATAGAGATCATAACGAACAAGCAAAAATATTTCAAACATGGGATAAATCAGTAAAGGAAGCTGAAGAAACTTCAGATACAAATATTATATGATATACGAAACAGTAAAAAAAGCAAGACACGTACATGAGTTTTATACTTACAAAGAAAAACCTGTTGATAAAGAAGTATTAAAAGACTTATTAGAAAAGACTTATGAAATTACACCATCAAAAAATAATATGGCTGCTTGGCAAGTACACGTTTTAGGTCCAGAACATCAAAAATATAAAGACGCTCTTTTTGAAGGGTCGGCAGCAAATGATACACTCTCTAATATAGGTAATAAAGATTATGTAGATATAGGGCACGAAAATGAAAAAAAAGGTATACCAAGAGAAAATGTTATGTATAGAAGTTTGAATACCGCCCCATATGTTTTAATTGTAACACAAAGAAAATCTGAACTAACAAGTCCATATCAAAAAGACGCTTGGAGTAGAGGTATATTTTATGACCCTTGTACAGAAAAAGGTCTTGCTGATAGTAGAGAAAATATTTGTGTTGAATGTGGATTATTTGCAATGAATTTTAGAAGTTTAGCAATTGAAAAAGGTATTGATACAACATACACTTGCAATTTTAATAAGCAATTAGATACAAAGGTATGGAAGCAATTACCTTTTGTTGATAGACGAGTTAATGTAATGATATCCGTTGGTTATGGTAAAAAATATAGACGAGATATACACCCAATTACATATGACTATAAGCCTTCTATTGATAAGATAATTAAATGGCTACCTGCTTGACTTTAACAATAGATATGATATAATGAAAGATGAGCAAATTTAGTAGTAAAGAAATAGATCCTAAAGATATTAAAATTAAACCTCGTTGTTTAGTATATGAGCCAAAGAGTTATCATAAGCCTGCAGCTTACACAGCAGATGGTTATATGTTACCTTGTTGTTGGTTAGATGATCCTAAAAATGATCATGGCGTAGAGGAAGTATTTCATTTAAAAGATGAACACCTTGCATTAAAGAATAACGATAAGTTAGAAGACATATTTGGTTCTGAAGAATGGGAACACTTCTTTGATACACTAATAAATAATCCTAGTTGTGCTTTGAAACAATGTCAATATAAATGTGGCAATAGAGAAAAAGATAATTATAAAATATGAAGGAAAAACATTCAGATTTCTATATTCGTAA